TGCTGTCATGGAGTTGGAAAAACTCGATGAGAAGTTAATGCAAGAATATGCAATGCCACCTCTAGACTTTGTTGGATAATGCCTTTATCACCCTTCTTTCTAAATGGATCTCCAAGTGAACAAAGACTAGTTCAAGACTTGGTGAACGAACACTTACAACTGTTCGGACAGGATGTTTTGTATCTTCCTAGAAAGATCATCAATCAGAATACAGTTATAAGAGAGATCACAGCATCCAAGTTTGACGATAGTTTTAGATTGGAAGCGTATCTTGTTAATGTAGATGGTTTCGGAACTCCTTCTGATGTGTTAACAAAGTTTGGTGTTAGAGATCAAGATGAAATCACACTGGTTGTATCCAAAGAGAGATATGATGATTTCATAGCACCTTTCATGAAATTATTTCCAGAGAGTGAGAGAGTCAATGCTCAAACTCCAAATGAAGGTGATCTAATTTATCTACCTCTTGACAATGCTTTATTTGAAATCAAGTATATTGAAAGAAAAGTACCATTCTACCAGTTAAATGAACTCTTCATGTATGAGTTTAGATGTGAGATCTTTGAGCCTGAGGATGAGGTTATTGATCTACCTGATGGATTGACTGATAAAAATGGTGAAGATGTTGATGATGGTATCATTACTCGTGGTAATATCATTACTCTACAACTAGAAAAAGATGATAATCAAAATGCTTTGGGATATGTATCTCTAGCATCTACAGTTCCTGGCGTAAAATCTGTTCAGTTTGTTTCACTAATAGATGACGGTAATTACTTAGGAACTCCGTCAGTACAAATATTCAAACCAAAAGTAGGAAACCAAGCAACTGGTACAGTGACTATTGCAGAAGGTGGTATAGACTCAGTAACTCTTACAACTAGCGGATCTAATTATCTTAGTGTTCCTACTGTAACATTTACTCCACCTAATTTAACCACATCATCACAGATTAAATTTGGTAACAACTCTCTACATCATACTGCTATCACAGATGTTATTGGTGCTAACTTCCATTTTACAACCAATGTGGATTCTAGAGATAGTGGTAATGGTAGATTATCATTAAGTTTCTGGTTGTATCCAACTAAGTTTGATCCAGCAGTCAATGGTGGAACAGTCATGTGGACTGATAGATTCAAGATATATTACAGAGAGACAGGAAACATAGTGTTTGCTTCTGGTTCTGGATCTATTGAAAACACTACACAACTCAATCTAAATGCTTGGAACTTCATCAGAGTAGAACAGTATAATACTGATGCAACCATATCTGTAAATGGAACTGTAAGTAACAGTTTGAATACAGCAAACCCAATCATGTTCTTTGCAGGCGATTCTCTCAAATTAGGTGCTGACACTGCTGGTGCTGGATTTATTCCTAGTCAGACTGCATCATTTGAAGGATTCTTAGATCACCTAACTATCAACTTAACTGGTGATAATTCTACAAGAACTGCCAGTGCAGAACAAGTTCCAACATCAGAAACTCAGCAAGAGACTGATGTACAGACAAATAGTAACGCTACATTCATCCGTAAGATGGATAGTGAGATGCCACAAGTAGTTGCAACTACAGATGCTAACAAAGTTGTAACTGGATTGACTGTCAATTACGAAGGGTGGGGATATACGTCAGTTCCTATCATGACTATTGAAGCACCATCACTAGGATCTCAAGCAACTGCTGTTGCAATTATGACAAGTAGAAGTGGTGTTCCGAATCAGTCTATAGACAGAATACTAATTACAAATCCTGGCTTTGGATATACAGAACCACCAATAGTAACTCTTACTGGTGGTAATCCAATATCCGCTGGTGTTGCTACCGCTGTGATATCAGAAGCAGTATTAGGTCCTATAGGAATTACAACTGGTGGTAAAGGATATACATTTACACCTACTGTTGGTATTACATCTGTTTACATACAACAATCAAATGAAACAGAACCTTTGATTATGAACGCACAGGCAGAAGCAGTGGTAAGCACTGCTGGTACAGTCAAAGAAATCAGATATAGTAATGCTGGTGCTGGTTACACTAATACAACTGCATACGTTGCCATAGGTTCAGTAACATCCAATTCCTTTGGTGAGTTTGACGTAGATGAGTTGGTAACACAAGTATCTACAGGAACCAGTGCATACGTTTCTAGTTGGAATACCGCAGATAATATTCTTAAAGTGGTGGCATCAAGTGGTAACTTTACTGTAGGAGAAACAATCGTAGGTGCTGCTGCAAGTTACAGGATTCTATCAGTCGGAGATGACCTTTCTACTGATATTCCTTTTGCACAAAATGAAGTTCTGGAAACAGAGGCAGACGAGATTCTAGACTTCTCAGAAAGAAATCCGTTTGGGGAATTCTAAATAGTTTCATAAGGTGGTAATATTATGTTAACAAATCATTTCTATCATGAGATCATTCGTAAGACAATCGTGTCTTTCGGAACCCTCTTTAATAATCTTGAGATACAACATACAGACAAGACTGGCAAGACAGTAAGTGTTGTAAAAGTTCCAGTGTCTTACGGTCCTCAACAGAAATTCTTAGCAAGAGTATCTCAAGGTAGAGACTATCAAGGAGATAGTACTATAGGAACTACATTGACATTGCCTAGGATGTCTTTTGAAGTTATTGGAATGAACTATGATTCCACAAGAAAAGTCTCAACCATGCAGACTTTTAAATCTACTAACAAGAAAACAAACAAAATGATCAAGGCATTTATGCCTGTTCCATATAATATTAATATGCAACTTAGTATCCTTTCTAAACTCAATGAGGATGCAATACAGATTTTAGAACAGATACTACCATATTTTCAACCAGCATTTAATCTAACAGTAGACCTAGTAGATGTAATTGGTGAGAAAAGAGATATGCCAATAACTCTAGAAGGAATACAGATGGAGGATAATTATGAAGATGACTTTCTTACTAGAAGAGCATTAGTATATACATTGAACTTTGTATGCAAAACATACTTGTTCGGTCCTATCAATAATAGTACTGATGGATTAATTAAGAAAGTACAGACAGATTACTATACAGAAACAGAAAACCTTAAGATTGCATCAAGACAACAAAGATACACTGCCGTTCCTATTGCAGTCAAGGATTACACTAAAGATGACACTGCTAGAACAAACGAGATAGTCAAATCTGATATCACGGAGTTCTCTGTAAACAGTGCTACCCCATTTGCTAAAGGTGACTACATACAAATAGATGATGAGAAAATGTTGATCAGAGCCATCTCTGGAAACAGGTTGACTGTGAGAAGAGGTGAGTTCAAGAGTAGTGTTGTTGCACACGATATCAACATTCCTATTAGTGTCATTAACGCTCAGGACGATGCTCAAGTAATTGATCAAGTCTTACAGAGTGGAGATGACTTTGGATTTGGTGAGACTATCACCAACTTTGTTGATGGTAATGTATTCAGTAGTAGTCAAGGAAGGGATGTGGAGACATGATTGAAGACGAAACATTTGATGAAATAGATAACGCTCTAGACATCACGGATAGAGGCGCTGAGATTATGAAAGCACCTGTCAACAAACCTACAAGAACAAGTCCTAAGAATTTAAAATCTACTAAAGAAGATGTGGTGAAGGACTATGAATATAGTAGGGCTCAGTTGTATTCTCTAGTTGAGAAAGGACAAGAGGCAGTTGATGGTGCATTAGATGTTGCACAACAATCAGATTCTGCAAGGGCATATGAAGTTGCTGGTCAACTTATCAAACACGTTGCAGATACAGCAGACAAACTAATGGATCTCCAGAAAAAAGTAAAAGAGATCGATGAAGTGAAGGACAAGAATACTACTAACGTAACTAATAATTCTTTGTTTGTAGGGAGTACGTCTGACCTACAAAAAATGTTAAAACAAATGAACAAGGAAAACAAGAAATGAAAAGTTTCAAATCAATCAACGAAGAAGGTAACTGGCAAAGATTGAATAAGTATGGTGCAACCTATACTATTACTTTTCAGTTCAGAGGTCAGACTAAGTTTATTCAAATGTTCTTCCCTCAAAGAGCAAGACCTTTGAAAAAGAATGTTCAGTATGAATTGAACAAAGTATATCCAGGCAGTAAAGTTTTATACTTTGATGCCAGTGATAAAGATCCGACAAAACCATTATTAGTAATTGACGCATAAAGACAATGCCTGATCATGATCAATACCTTGGAAACCCTAATCTAAAAAAAGCAAACGTTGCTCAGAACTTTACTAAGAAACAAGTTGCTGAGTTTTTGAAATGTGCTCAAGACCCTGTATATTTTGCACAAAAGTATGTACAGATCATCAACTTGGATGAAGGTCTAGTGCCTTTTAAGATGTATGACTTCCAAGAAAAGTTAGTTAATAATTTTCATAATAACAGATTCAATATTTGTAAGATGCCTAGACAGTC